TCGCGACAGGATACCGCGAGACGCTCACGTCGTAGGCGGCGAGCTTCCCCGCGAGGATGTTCGTCGCAGTCCGCGTCAGGTCAGACTCTTTGTGACCGCATCCTACCGCGCCGGAGTCGCCCGCGCCGTGTCCGCTGATTAAAAGTATTTTCATTCTTTGCCTTTCTTATGACTTCAAATAATGCACCCTGAACTTAAAATCACCCGCTGTGTATGTCGCCGCGCCTGACCCGTTCCGCAACAGGATGATTCGCACCGTTGTGCTGTTTTGGATAATGAACATCGGTATGTAACTAACGTGTGCCCATCCGCAGAGCGTGACGGATATAGGAACGTACCCGCTCAGCGCGACGTTGACATCCATGAGCATCATGTAAGAGCCGGACGCGCCTGTTGTGGTTGTAAATGATGGGCTATTGAAGTCTCTGTATACCGTGGGCTTTACCTCAGCCCCGCCGACAGTAAGCGCGCCCGCGATCGCCGCGCCGCCTGTGACGTTCAGGTCGTTCACAGTCAGGTCGTCGATGCTTTGGAGCGAGTCTGTCTGCGACTGAATCCCCAAAGCCTCCGCGAGCGTGGTGGACAGTTGACCGAGTTCCATGCTGTCGTACTTGTCAGCGAGCACGTCCCAAACGGTCTTTACTATCTTGTATGTCCCGCTCATTCCGTAGCGCGGAAACTCAACTCTAATGCTGTCACATAGATTGCATCGCAGAAGCGAACCGAGACCTTCGTAGCCCATGTCTTGTAATCTAACAAAGTCGACCGCGATGTTCTGAGCGGGAATGTTTGTCTGCTTCGACCGCATCAGATTAAGCGCGAGCGTCTCCAGTTCCGCCGTCGTCGGAGCGTTCTCGAATTTATCCGACAAATCAATAGACGCGCAGATGTTTTGTCCGTTGTATGCAGTTCCGCCAAGGTCGACGCGGCTTCCTACGACAGTTACATCCTGTCCGTTATCGTTTCCGCGCCAATACGGCACGCAAGACGTATAGGTCTCGGAGTAGTCTGTATCATCCTTATAGTCGAGCAGATTTACTCCGTAACGAATCGAAAAATCTCGGACTTGTCCTCTGCTTTGGTGCAAAATGACGCGAAATCTGTCGAACTCATACTCGCCGCCGTAAGCGTCGAGGATGCTTCCCTCGATACCGCCGAGGAATTGCCGGACGCTTCTCGGAGTTCCGTCGAATGACGACGCGTATGCCGTCGACGTGAAGTCCGCCGAATATGTGAACGGATTCGACGGCTGTGCGGACGATGTTAGCACCGCAAAAGCATCCGCGAGGCTGTTGATGTTCGTCCCGCGAGCAACGATTCCGCGCTGACGGTATGAGATATGCACCGCATGAAAAGAGACTACACCGCTGATTGGCTTCGAGTAAGAGACTATATCAAACGGCTCGACATCGCCTGTCTCGTCGTGCGTCACACCGATGATGCGACCGCATTGAATCAAGTCGTAATTAGCACCGTCGACAGGATAGGAAAAGTCCACTTCATAGATGCCATTTCTTTCTTCGGAACACTTGCAGTCGATACAGTCGCGCAAGCGTCCTAAACCGTTCGATGTAAACGACGTTTCGGTCGAATCGTACAAAATTGGAATCATGCGCTATACCTCCCACCAACGAGGCACGACCTTAAACTGATCGACCGTATCGTCGTATGTGATTGTATTCGCCCCGCTTTTCAGCACAGGCAGTTGCGCGGGAAATGATACCGCATTGTTGACGCTAATAATTGTGCCGTCTTCTTCCTTGTACGCTTCGCCGATGTCAAGGTCGAAGTATAACGGCTCACCGAGTGCGGATTTTGTTGAGTATCCAGTTATACCGGCAAAAGTTGTGCCCCCGTTTGGAGCATTAAATGTCACATCGCCCTCATGCGATATTATTGATGCTCCAAAAGAAATATCCATTGTATCGTCAACTGTTCGATAGTTTATTTGAAACTCCAAATTTGTTGTGAGTATATCAGTATCGCCAAATGTCCCAAAAATGCCTACATCAAGTGTTATCGGTATCCTTATAACTCCTGTTGTTTTTGCACCGTAATTTTGCGGCGAAATAGTTACAAATATGCTTATACCTCTGCACCAATTTGTGCCAGTTGTGTTGTACCACCCAATACTGGCAGACTCAATTTGGCTGGTTAGCTGTACACTTGTGCCATCGCGGTCAACATTTTGAGGCTCAGTAAAAATCAGATCTATAATCGCTTTTGTTTTTCCCAACGTGAGAACATCATCAGTCCTTACTTGGCTTACGCTATACACCCAAGTTTGCGAGAAAGGATAAATGTTGTATTCCGGCAATGGCTGTACGATTTGTACATCACCAATCACATCATCCGCAATAGATATAGTCTCTCCATTGATACCAATATCCCCATATCCCCACACCTGAAGAAGCGGATGCGACTCGAACAAAGTCGGGTTGGTGATAGTTCCGCCGCTTGCGACAGAGACAGCCGTTTCGCCGGACTTCAAGAATCTCTGAGGCATTGCGTCAAATGAGACTGTAAACTCTCCAGCGCGTCTGTCTGACATTTCGACTTCGATGCCGCCGAGGAAAGCCGCCTGTCTGAATTCGTTCACATTGTAGTCGTCTTCGAGGCGGACGTATTTGCCCGCCTTAGATGAAAGCGCGTTTCTGAACGTGCGGATCGCGCTCTCGAAAGTATGCTCGCTGTCGAGTGCGATACCGCATTTGTAGGAGACAGTAATGTTCTTGAAGCGTCCTTTGTCGAGGATATACGCGCCGTTTCTTCCCGCGATCTCCACGACTTCGACATCTCTGTCAGGAGCGTTATAAGCCGCCTCTTGTGTGATATATACTCCGTATGCCTTCGACGAGATGCCGCCGAAAGTGAATCCTTTGTAAAGGTCTCCTGTTACAATTGCCATGCGAGTCGTCTCCTTTTCTCTTCTTCGATAAGGACTCTTCTTACTTCGTCAGCGAGTGATCTAACGGATTGTCCTTCCGCGCCGTATACGTTTACAACGATAGGCGAGCCACCGCCCGCGCCTGTGATGGAATCCGTCATTTTGTCCAAGCGTTTCCACAGCTCGTCGAGCGGAATAACAGCCTCAGAGGACGAGCCTTCGCCGATCATAGCGATTGTCGCGCTGTCTACGATGCCACCTTTAGCCAGTCGCGGGAAGTGTACCGTTCCGACCTTGCCGACGTTGACGGCGGGAATCTTATTGATTAAGTTAATCGCGCCGTTAATGATACCGATCGCGCCGTTAATAACGGACTCAATACGCGAGATGACTCCGTTAATACCTGATCTGACCGCCCCGCTGATAGCCGATGCGATATGCGTTCCGATTGCGCTAAATTTGTTTTTAATCGTCGTCCAAAGACCGCCCCAAAACGAAGCCCACGACGCAAACTTGTTTTTGATTGCTTGCCATGCCTGTCCGAAGATGCTTCCAAACCATGCCGGAATACCTTGGAAGAAGCCGAGGAGCTGAGCTTTCTTCTGACCGAACCAAGCGACAAGCGCACCAAACGCGCTTTGGATATTCGACCACACTCCGAGAATAAACCCTCTGAAGGCTTCGGACTTGTTCCACAGGATGACGATAGCCGCGACGAGTGCTGTGATGCCCGCGATAATGAGAACAACAGGATTCGCCGCAAGGAATGACAGAGCAGTCGAAAGACCGCCGACCACAGTCGTCGCTACTGTGATAGCCGTAGACACAATCGCGAGGACTTTACTGATAAGCAGTAGAGCCGGACCGATGGCGGCGAGAGCCACACCGACGGCAACGATTCTCTGCTGAGTGTCCTTCGGAAGTGAGTTCCATCTGTCAGCGATCGCGCCGATACCGCTCGCTATCTTTTGGATAAACGGCTCGATAACTGGGAGGACGCTATTCGCAATCTCATACCCCAAGAGCTTTAACTGGTTGAGTATCGTCTGAAACTGCATCGCCGGTGTTATCGTTTGGTCGAAAGTTCCGTCGAGCGCACCGCTCGCGTCGGTCGATGCATTTGCAAGAGCTTCAAAGTCGAGCGTTCCCGCCTTGATTGCTCCGTAGACTTGGTCGCCTGATTTACCGAAAAGGTCATAAGAGGCTTGGAGTCCCTTTGTGCCGTCTGTATCGTTCAGGATTGCTTCCTGAAGCTCAATGAGCGCGGTATTCATGTCCTTGCCGTCCGCTGTCGCGTTCTTCAAGGCTTTTCTCATGCCATTTGTCGCGGTCTCCATGTTGACCCCGCTCTTTTCGAGCATCCCCATGAGCGTCGCGCTTTGGTTGATGTCGAGACCCATCTCTTGGAAGGCTGTTCCGTTTGAGATAAGACCGTTCGTCAGTC